TTACTGCTTACACTGTAAGAACGCCGCAAACTCCGCTCCCCAGAAGCTCATCCGTATTTCGCACAGCGAACCGTGCAGCATCCAGATGATGAGGATTGCCGTCACGCAGAACGTGATGGCCGTAAGCGATTTTTGCGACATAGCACTTGCTCCTTTTCCGGAGAGGCGCTAACCTTTCACTTGTCAAGGTAATGCGGTTAGGGCCTCGGTTAAACAGAAATGTTTTCCGGGGCCTTTCCACATCTGGCCTTCGGGTATTCCCTCCGACCATCAGCCGAAAGGCACCCGCGCGTAATCTATCGCTTTTTTGTTACTCCGGCAATTCTGCTTGTTAATCCTGAGGTAAGGGCAAACTCATCTGACTGTTTCCCCTGTGTGAAGCAGGCAGAGCATGCCACGGGATACCCTCTGAAGAGTGAACACTTGAGGCGTGTTTTGATGTGAACTTATGGAAAGCTTCCAGTGTTGAGAAGCAGACGCCGCATTCCAAGTTGTTACACTGGTAATACTTTTGCCGCACGGTATTTGAATCATTTTCCGGACGACTGGTACGGATGCGGGCAGATGCGCCACAAAGCGGGCAACGGAACATAGCGACCTCCCTTAACGCAGTGCTGATGTTATTCTAGGTCGTGCTGGCTATAATTCCAACAAACTCTTCGTTTTAAGCGAATAGCAGACAGTCGAATTATCATGTTATTAGCCAATAAATATACGTGGTAAAAGCTCTTTCTTCGATTTAAAATGTATCTTGATAGTAAATATCTTACGTTAAGGGAAAATTGTTATGGATTTTTTATCTTCGACGATACTTTCTGGCATAGTTTATGACATGCTTAAACATCATGTTTCGATTACTGCAACTTCAATAAAAGAAAAGTTAAAAAATTGGGTTGTTGATGAGGCTGTAGCCCCTGCTTTAGCTAAAGAGCTTGAAAAACTGTCTTTGAACGATGAAATGAGTGAAATAGCAATTGAAAGAAAACTATTGGATAGTAGTGAAATTCAAAAAATACTCTCGTCTATAAAACCTCATGCAGCAACTGTCATTATTCAAAACCATAGTGGCACTGGTGATAATATTGGTGGAAATAAAATTACGAGGTAGTGTCTATGGATAACATTCATAGCTGCAGTTCAATTAGTCAAAATCATACCGGAACAGGCCATAATGTTGCTGGTAACTTAATTGTATACAATAGTGATAATGTTGATTATGCGACTGAGTTAGCGATTGCTGTTTTAGTCGGTTGCTGGGATGAAAAAAATAATGGTGATATTGATATAATTACAAGCCTTATTGGCGAGTCATATGACAGTTGGATTCGAAAATTAAGAATAATTGAAGGGATGCAAGATAGTCCTTTGATTCATGAGAGAGGTTCTTGGAGTTTTAAAGATAGAATACAAACATTTCAAACGGTATCGTCAAGATTATTCGATGATCATTTGGATTTGTTTCGGACGACTGTTGTATCCGTTTTTAAAACTATCGACCCACAATTTGAACTGGCACCTGAAGAGCGTTATGCAGCAGTAATTTATGGGAAGGTTTTACCACACAGCCGATTAATAAGGAAAGGACTATCCGAAGGGTTGGCATTAGTTGCAACAAAGCAAGAGTTACTTACTAATTGCTCAAAATATAAAGGGCAATATTGCGCCTCAAGTGTGGTTAAAGAGGTTTTTTCGGCTTCTAGCTGGCAATTATGGGCTAGTACGCAAGATATTCAAGTTATGCTTGCGGAAAGTGCTCCTGACTGTTTTATCGACGAAGTGGAAAATGCTGCATCTCACCAAGACAAGCCATTTGATTCACTTTTTGCACAGGAAGGTATCGGTGGAATTTCAGGTCGGAATTATATGACAGGACTGCTATGGGCTATTGAAGGATTAGCTTGGGCGCCTAACTATTTATCTCGCTCTTTAGTAATATTAGGGGAGCTGGATAGCCATGATCCTGGTGGCAATTGGGCTAACAGGCCACTTAACTCGATAATCAACATATTGTTACCATGGCTTCCTCATACTACAGCTGATATAGATAGACGTATTGCTGCTTTCAACGCATTGGCAAGGGAGTGGCCCGATACAGCATGGCGTGTTTTAGTTCAGTTGCTACCCAACAACACGCAAGTAACATCTGGCACACATATTCCAACTTTTAGAAACTTTATTCCTAACGGTTTTAATAAAAGGCCATCGGGTGATGAGTGCCGTACTCAGATTGAAATATACACTCAATTAACAATTGAATTGGCAAGTAAATCATCATTAAGACTTGTTGATTTAGTTGAAAATATTGGTAGTTTAGCGCCATTTAAATTCGATGATGCAATTAAACTATTGTATGATTTTTCTAAAAAAACAGATAGTGCTGAATTGAAGTTAGCGGTGTGGGAAAAATGTTTAGAAGTTTATAACAAAAACAAAAGATTCTCAGGTGCTTATTGGGCAATGCAACCAGAACAAAATGAAAAAATCAAAGATGTTTCTACAGTCTTGAAGCCCGAAGATCCTATGCTTTATAGCAAGCGACTTTTTGCACAAAACAATTACTTCCTATTTGATGAAAATGGAAACTGGCGGGACCAAGAAGAAAGGTTGACAAAAGAACGAGGGCAATCAATATGCGAAATATATGCTATTAATGGTATTGATGGAGTCTTAGAATTCTCTCTATCTATTGAAAGGCCTGAGTTTGTTGGTAGTAGCCTGGTCGCAGAAGATCTAGAAATTCCTTTAGATATACTGAAAAAACTTATTGTTAGTGATATTAAAAAGGAAAATTCTCTTGCTTCTGGTTATGTACAGGCTAAAAACTACAGAGAAGGAAAATCATGGGTGTTGACAGTTATTAATGACTGGAGTGCTCAAGAAAAGATTGCTTTTTTTCTTTTGTTACCGTTTAAAAAAGAAACATGGGATGCATTAAACGCTTCATTTGATGATTTTCCTTTCGAGTATTGGAAAAATACTCTTGTTAATGCATACAGCTGTGATTCAACGGAAGAAATTTATTTTGCTATAGACTGTTTGATTAAAGTAGACCGTCCCTTGATGGCAATAGATTGTTTATCTAAAATTTTGCATATCGATAATTCAGTTGATAGCAGTAAGGTTGTGCTTGCTCTATTGCAATCAATTAGAACCACAGAAAATATTGAGCGGTTTGATATTCACTCATTTAATGAACTTGTGAATTATATTCAAAATGATAACACTGTTTCAGATGACGACTTAGTAAAGATTGAATGGGCATACCTACCTGTAATTAACAGGGGGGCTAATGATTCGTTGCATCCTCAAGTATTAGAGAAAAAACTTGCAAGTGAACCCAGTTTTTTTTGTGAAGTCATTCAATATGCGTATCGATCAGAATTTCAAAAAGCAAGTAAAGAACTATCTGAAAGTGAAATAAATATTGCCAAAAACTCACTCTATTTACTTGATGATTGGAAAAAGATTCCGGGTGTTGATGCTGAAGGCAAGTTTGATGTCAATGCGTTTAATAACTGGTTTGATTTTGTCCAAACAGAATGCGAAAAGTCAGGCCATTTAGATTTTGCTTATCATAGGATTGGAAGCATATTAATTTTTAGCCCTGCAAATGACGAGCATTGGATACTTCCAGAACTGGCCGAGTTTTTGAATAGACGTGAACTTGATAAAGTGCGTACTGGTTATAAGAATGCGATAATAAATTCGCGTGGTGTCTACATTGTTGACCCAGAAGGTAAACCGGAATTGGAGTTGGCCCAACAATATCACACTAAGTCTGATGCAATGGAACTTCTAGGCTTTCATCGATTTGCCCGAATTCTTCGAGAGTTAGCTCATGAATACCAAGCGGAAGCAGAGTTGATAATAGAACAGCACAGTAAAAAAAAGATTGCTGAGATTTAGTGTAGTGCTTGTAGCTTCGGAGAAATAAATCTTTGTTTATAAACATTTATAGTAACTACTGACATTGTTGCCGATTATAATTCGTCTTGGTGTAAGGCGGGTTACACTTGGCCAATCGGTGAAAGGCACAGAGCAAAACTCCAATTAGGTTTGCTTCTGTGCCGTACGTAAGCATGCTAGCCCGTGTCTGAACTAATGCATCCCAGTTGCTCACTCTGTTTCCGCTATCCATTCCGGGATTTTTGCCTCAAGCTCAAGCTGCGTGGTAAAGCCACTGTTATCAATGGTGTGATCGGCTTTCGCAATAATCCAGTCCTGATTATCAATCTCGCTTTTAAATCCTGTTACCGTGCCATGCATTTCGGGGTAGAGTTCTGCGCGTCCACGAGCCAGTGTGATGGAGAATGATGCGGCTCCGCGTTGTAGCTGCTGCCACTTTGCCGCCGCTGCGCGTCTTGCTGCCTGCTCGTTCTGATAAGTCTTGCGTAACACAAACACATTGCCTTCCGCGCCTTCCATATAATCACCTTCACGGCTGCTGCTTTTCTCCTTTTTGGGTTTTGGCGGTTTGCGGCGTTTCACGCTGACTTTTTTCTTTTTCCCGTAATTAAGATCAAGCCAGTAAGCGCGTACCCCCGTATACGCTTCGCGGTCAGCAATGCGGAACTGATGGCGATCGCCGCTGCTGCGTGTGATGGCGAACGATGGCAACGGCTGGGCAAGTGCGTTCACGCCACCGCCTGGCATGATGAATAACAGATTACCGCTTTTTACCGTGGTGATTGCGCCCAGCATTTCCGCCATGCGCGTAAGGAAGGACATGTCGCTTTCTTCGGTCTGGTCGGCGTGGTCGATTTCGATATCCATCAGCATTTCGCTGATTTGCGGTTTCAGACCGTACCGATGAGCGATGGCAGATACCACGCGCTCAACGGTCACATCATGCCAGGACACCTCACGTTTAACGTTAAATTCATCCCGAAAATCTGCGCTTCGGGCTGAAACAGTCAGCCTGTCCGGCGGTCCTTCGTGAGCGATTTCATCAACAATGTAAGTGCCTTTTTCTGTCAGCGGTTCTCCTTTCCAGCCAATGAGAACCGTCAGGCGCGCGCCCCGTGGCGGTAGCTGCAACTGACCATCCGCATCATCCAGCGTGATGGTGAGCTGGTCCGCCTCAAATCCCCGGTTGTCGGTCAGTGACAGGCTCATCAGGCGCTCTGCCACGCCTGACAGCGTTTTACCCTCCGCGAGAATATCAAAATCCGGCATTTTCACGGGGTCTGTGCCCTGACTGAGCAATTGCATGGTGGTATCGGTCATCTGTTCCCTCCCTGTGCGGCATGGTCGCATGTGCGTGCGGAGGGGGTTACTGCTTTTTGTTGTCGCCGGGTCGGGAGAACGGCGCAGGGGTGAGATTACGCGCGTGGTGGGTGATGATTGTTGCCGAATCATTTAACGGATACAAGGGGCTGAAGCTATGAGTGAAACTCGTTTTCATGGTTCCCGTGTTACGGAAAATACCGACCTGGTAACAGCGATTAACGATGTTGATTCCAGCGTTATCGGTATCGTGGCAACGGCGGATGATGCGGACGCGAAGCTGTTCCCGCTGAACAAGCCCACACTGCTGACCCGCGTTAATGACGTGCTGGGAAAATGCGGGACAACGGGGACGCTTTATCGTGCGCTTAAGGCAATCGCAGACCAGGTGAGCACAAAGGTGATCGTCGTTCGCGTGGCTGAACACAAAGAAGAAGACGGAAAGACGCAGGATCAACTGGTTATCGGTGGTTCTGAGGATGACGGCAGCTATACGGGGATGTATGCGCTGCTTGTTGCAGAGCAGGATGAAAGCATCGGATACCGTCCGCGTATTCTGGCCGCGCCGGAGCTGGACACGGAGGCGGTAACAAAATCCCTGTGCGTGATTGCAGGTAAACTGCGCGCGTTTGTGTATGCCTCATGTTACGGCTGTAACACGATGGCTGAGGCGATTACCTACCGCCAGAAATTCAACGAACGTGAGGTGATGCTCTTATGGCCTGACTTCATCGCCTACAACCCGAAAAGTGGCAAAAACGAAACGTTCCCCGCGCCTGCTTATGCGTGCGGCCTTCGTGCGTACATTGACCATGAGCAGGGCTGGCACAAATCGCTGTCCAACGTTCCGGTTAAAAATGTGCTGGGAATGTCGAGGCATGTGTTCTGGTCGTTGCAGGCCGAAGACAGCGATGCCAACAGCCTCAACAACAAAGAAATCACGACCATTATTCGTCGCAACGGGTTCCGCTTCTGGGGCAACCGCACACCGGAAACGAACGCCTACATCTTTGAGGTGTATACCCGAACCGCACAGGTGCTGGCTGATTCAATTGCGGAAGCGCAGTTTGAAACCATCGACAGTCCACTGACGCCTGCGAACGTGAAGGATGTTATCAGTGCCATCAGAGCAAAACTGGATTCGCTGGTTACTGCCGGGAAACTGATTGGTGCGGAGTGCTGGTATGACGTGGTGGATAACGGCACCACGAATTTACGTCAGGGACGTGTGCGTATTCGCTACAAATATACGCCCGTTCCGCCACTGGAAGACATGGAGCTTTACCAGACGTTTACTGATGAATTCTTTGGTCCCGCATTTGCGGTGCTGGGAGGTGCCTGATGGCTGTACCAAAACATCTTCGCTTTTTTACGTTGTTTGTGGATGGTGAAAACGAAGTGGGTAAAGTGACATCCGTCACGCCGCCCAAACTGACGCGCAAAACCGACAGCTATCGTGGTGGTGGCATGATGGGGGCGGTAAGTATTGATCTCGGTCTGGACGACTCCGCGCTTGATGCGAGTTTTGTCATGGGGGGAGCTGTTCGTGCGCTGTTCCTTAAATATGGCGGTACGATTGACGGCACGCTGCTGCGTTTTGCGGGTGAATACTACACCGATGCAGAAAGCGATCTGTATGAAATCGAGATGCGCGGGCGTGTGACGGAAATTGATATGGGGGAAGCCAAACAGGGCGAAGCCACATCACACACTTACGCTGTCAAAAACACCTACTACAAGCTGAGCGTTAACGATCGCCCGCTGTGGGAAATCGACCTGTTGAACCACATCTACCGGAATGACGGCAAGGACATTGTGCCTGACCGTATCCGTTCCGCGCTTGGGCTTGGCTGATAAGTAATATGCAGGCGGCGCAGTGCGTCGCCTCTGACTGAAAAGGAGACAACTGATGAAAGACATCGATACTGAAACCCGGAATAACACCGTGGCGGATGATGTGACGGCAGGTGAGGATATGGCTGTCGAACGTGGCGTAAAACTGACCCGACCAATTGAGCGTGGTGGCGAAAAAATCACGTATGTGGAGATCACCGGGGCTATTGAGCAGGCTGGATCCCTGCGTGGTCTGTCGCTGTCTGATGTGCTGAATCTGAAAGCGGATACCATGTTTACGCTGTTGCCTCGCGTGACCTCGCCACGACTGGATGAAGTGATGATTAAAAAAATGTCGTCACGCGATTTTATTCAGTTGTGCGCTGTGGCTGTAAATTTTATGAGCGAGCCAGACTCTGGCGCGAAGAGCGTGCAGGAGACGGCAGCGTAATCACCCTGGTGTGCTTTGAGCACATCGAAGATCTGGTGGCGGATATTGCCGCCATTTTTAACTGGTCGCCCGCCGAAATCTTCATGATGACGCCCGGCGAAGTGGTTAGCTGGCGCGAGCGGGCGGCACTTCGCAGCGGGAATGCAGATAATGAAGACTCTTGATATCCGGGTCGCTTTCAGCGCCGTTGACAGGCTGACCCGGCCTGCCGAAAACGCCCGCCGCCTGATGGGGCAGTTTGGTGACTCCATCCAGCGAACGCAGGGGGCGATCAAAAATCTCGAGCGTCAGGCGCGTTCATTTGAGCGCGCCCGTGACGCTGTCAGTAAAGCGGATGCTGGCATCGTGAAAGCACGACGCCAGCTTAACGCCCTTAATCAGTTACAACGCACGGGTACAGTGCTCAGCGAAAAACAACAAAAGCTGATGCAGCAGTTAAGCACTCGGCTTGAACGCCTGAATGAATCGCGCACACGGGAAATTCAGAAAATGCGGGAGCTTGGCGGAGAGCTGAAACGCCACGGCATTTCCCTGACAGGCAGCGATAACACCATCCAGCAGGCCATCAGACGCACCGAACAGTATAACAACCAGCTTGAACGCGAACGGCAGGCGCTTGCGCGTGTAACGCGGGCGCGTGAGCGGTATTCGCGCGCGCAGGAAACAGCGGGAAAACTGAAAACAGGTGGTGCGCTGGCAATTGGTGCGGTAGCGGCGGGCGGCTATGCTGCCGGGCGTTTTTTGCAGCCTGCGATCGGGTTCGGCAAAGAGATGTCCCGCGTTCAGGCACTGACGCGAATCGACCAGAACAGCCCGCAGTTTAAGGCGCTGCGTGAGCAGGCGTTAAAACTTGGCTCTGAAACGCAGTTCACCGCAGGCGATGCCGCCAGTGGACAGGCATTTCTTGCAATGGCTGGCTTCACTCCGCAGGCCATTCAGGCTGCGCTTCCCGGCGTGCTGAGCATGGCAACGGCTGGCGGTATGGATCTCGGCGAGACGGCAGATATTGGCTCAAATATCCTGACGCAGTTCGGCCTTTCTGCTGACCAGATGGACCGGGTCGGTGACACACTCACCGCAGCGTTTACCCGTACCAACACTGACCTTCGCGCACTGGGCGAAACCATGAAATATGCAGGTCCGGTGGCGGGCAAGCTGGGAATATCGCTGGAGCAGGCCGCAGCGATGGCGGGCGTGCTGGCGAATATGGGTATCAGGGGAAGTGATGCCGGGACGGCAATGCGTGCCAGCCTGGCTCGTCTGGCATCACCGCCAAAGGCGGCAGCAGAGGCGCTGAAAGAGCTGGGCGTGTCTGTCTCGGATGCCGGGGGCAAAATGCGCCCGATGGAGGATGTGCTGGCCGACCTTTATAAAGCCACCCGCAAATACGGGGAAGTTGACCGGGTATCGTTCTTTAAGGACATTGCCGGAGAAGAGGCTTTCACATCGTTTATGGCGCTCGTTGATGCAGCGGGTGACGGTTCCTTACCCAAACTGAGAAAAGAACTTGAAGGCGCGCGCGGTGAGGCTGAACGCACAGCAAAGGTTATGGCCAACAACCTTGACGGCGATCTGAAATCACTCGGCAGTGCATGGGAAGGGTTGCGCATCCGCATTGCAGATCTGATTGACGGTCCGCTGCGTTCTGTCACGCAGTGGCTCACGCGGGTGGTATCAAGGGTGACGGCGCTGGCGCAGGCCCATCCGGCACTGACGCGCCAGCTACTGATAGCAGGCGGTGCGTTGCTGGCAGTGACTGCAACGGTTGGCTCGTTGTCGCTGGCTATTGGTGTGCTTGCTGGTCCGCTGGCAAAACTGCGTCTTGGTTTTTCTCTCCTGACCGGATCAATGAATGTTGTCAGGGTCCTGCCAGCACTATGGGGAATGGTGACGGGTTCCGTTTCTTTACTGGGAGGCGCTATCGGGGCGCTGTTCAGTCCGGTTGGTCTTATCGTGGCTGCGCTTACCGGAGCTGCCGTTCTTATCTGGAAATACTGGGATCCCATCAGGGCATTTTTTGCCGGGGTGTTCAGCGGGATTATGGAAAGGCTGACCCCGTTGCGCGAAACCTTTGAACGGTTTGGTCCTGTTTTTGACGCAATCGGAAGAGGGATCAGCCAGGTGTTTAACTGGTTTAAATCGCTGCTGTCACCGATGGAGTCCAGCAAGGAAACGCTGGATAAATGTACCAGTGCTGGCGAGATATTCGGTAACGTTCTTGGCGGTGCGTTACAGCTTGTTCTGACACCTGCAAAAATGCTACTGGATACGCTGGCGTGGATACTTGAAAAACTTGGCGTCCTTCCGGATGAAGCGGAAAAGGCGCGCAAGAAAATCGAAGACGCACAGCGTGCGGCCATTCTTCAGGACAAGGTTGCCTTGCTTCAGGGGGACCTTGCGAAAATCAATCCGCCGAAGCCTGTGGAAAATGGCAATGGCACCGGGGGTGATAAACCCAAAGACAACAAACCATTCACAGACAGCAATACCGGGACGCTACGCAGACTCAGCAAAATTGCTGATAACACAGGTAAGCTGGTTGATGAGACGAAAAAACGCATTGGCCCCGGCGATATTGTCTTTAAGAACCTGCCCCGCGCACTTGCTGTTCGTGGGGAGTGGCAGGAGCGAAAGATTGCACAGGTCAGTAAGCCTGCCCCCGCAATTAATATCACACCTGTGGTCCCGGCTCCGCTGCCTCCGGCGCTGGTCCCTGTTGTTGCGGCCAGCTCCCGCCCGGTGGCGGAGGCCATACGATCGCCAGTGGCATCAGTTCCTGTAACTTCCCGTAACCGGGAGCCTGTTGCCTCCGGATTTGGTGGTGAAATTCATGTTCATCTGCATAACGTTGTTACGCAGAATCCCCGCGAACTGGCGAAACTGGTCGGTGAAATGGTCAGGGCAGAAATGGAACGGCGCGCCCGTGCCGGGCGTGGCAGTTTTTACGATAAAGATTGAGGAGTCATGGCCATGATGATGATCTACGGCATGTTTGTTTTTGAGCTGCGCACGCTGCCGCATCAGCAGTTACAGCAAAACAAAAGCTGGCGGCATGTGAAAAATGAACGCGTTAACCGTTCAGCAAGCTGGCAGTATATCGGTGCAGGTGATGATCGCATCGTTCTTTCTGGTGTGCTTTATCCTGAAATTACAGGTGGCGAAGTGTCGCTGTCGCTGCTGACCACGCAGGCGTATACAGGACGACCCTGGCCTTTGATTGATGGCGTCGGGCAGATTTACGGCATGTATGTCCTGACCGGAACGAATACGACCCGTTCCGAGTTTGATCGCTACGGTAAGGCGAAAAAGATAGAATTTTCACTGACACTTGAACGCTGCGATGAGGATTTGCGGGAGCGCCTGCAATCCTCATCATTCAGCGATATGCTGTCCGGCTTCAAAGATAAGGTCACATCATCCCTTAACAGCGCGGCCAGTTCAGTTAAAGGACTGTTCTGATTTTACATTGCCGCTAATACCCTCATATTGGGTAATGGGCGGCTTGTTGTTATATAATATATCGTAGGTCCTGATAAAACTGTTGAGGTTTCTACTTTATAAAGAATTGCTACTTTCTAATTCTGGATTTCTGGATCTATTTTTACAACCTAAATCCGAGTGGTAATTCGGTATATCGTTTGTCAAATCTTGTTTGATAGCATTAATTAAGATCATTATGTCGAATTTATGCATATCGTCGCCCCCTTCAGACCTTAGATGTTCGGATGTGGTGAGTTGAGTCGCTAATTTGCTGTTTGGCCCCCACACAATATTATTTTCGAATTTTCCTTCATGCATTCTGTTATTATATATACAGTATTGTCTAATGTTTAATGCACTGGCTAAATGTACAATGGCAGTATCTACAGTTATAACAAAATCAGCATGGCGAACCAATGCAAATGAACATCCGGCATCAGAAAATGGAGATAGAGACACATTATCCAATCCATTGTGATTAATCTGTTTTCCCATATTAAAAACTATTGTGTGATATCCCTTAAGGTTATTAAGGTAAGCTAGTACTTTGTTTATCTGTTCATCAGATAAGGTTCTGCTATTCTGAGAGCCATAAGGGTTAAATATAACTAATTTTTTGTTTTTCTTCCTGAATTCATTTGCAACAATATTCGCTGGTTCATATATTTTGTTGTCAAAATTAAGCGCTGCAGCATAATTATTATTTTTTATCTTTAGTAAAGATAAAACTTTTTTCATTCTTTCAGATGTGTGAATGGAACGATTATCGATTATATTTGTATCAAAAATAGTTACGGCAGGATGATTAAAACAGATAGAGTGTTTAGGTCTAAGTAAATGTAGTGTTTGCAATCTGGTTATCGCTGTGTTATCAAAATTTGAGAAGTCAACAACAAGATCTACATTCAGTTTTTTTATCTTTGCTTTTAGTTCGTTAAATTTATTTTTCTCGTAAGATATAAAGGCATCCACGCCAACAATATCAGTAAAGAGGAATGATACTCTTGAAGGTGCTATCACATATACCACCATACCGGATTTTTGAAGTTGTTTAATAAACCCTGAGGTAACGATGCCGTCACCAATGGCTTGCATGTGCATGAAAATGCACACTGTTTTATAACTATCCGGCTGTAATGATGTTTTCCTTCTGTATCGCATTTTTAGAAATGCCAGTCTGGCCTTCGTCTTTATCTTTTTTGTTTTAATATTTCGCTGTCTGTTAAGCTGTTTTAATGATGAAATAACATTCATAATGGTACCCTGAAATTCCAAATCACACATGTCATCCGAAATGAGCAGGGTACTATACAAAAAACTGGACTACAATGGTTTGAAATGAAAGCCTTTATGCTTGTTTACTCCTTGATTCCACTGGGGAAGCTGGCCACTCAATATCCGGTGCTCTTGATGTATCAACACGGTTCAGCAGCACTCGATACTTCTTCCATGCCACCAGTAACGATGTTTCCTCCTCTGTTGCAATATTCAAATCTACGGCATCTTGAAGTGGCGAAATATGCTCACTGGCTACCTGCATGAGGCTGTTTTTTGTTTCTTCCGCCTCCCGTATCCGGAACACTTTTTCTGCTTCTGCATCTTTCACCCACGTTGTGCCGTTCCACTTCTGAAACTCCCCTTCCGGGGATAACCAAGTGACATTTTCCGGTAATGAGCCGAGTTCAGAAATAAATAACGCGTCCCCTGATGCCACGTCATAAACTGTTTTACCCCGATGGTCTTCAACAAGATGCCACGATGCCTCATCACTGTTGAAAATAGCCACGAAGCCAGCTGGAATATCTGGCGGAGCAATATCAGTACTATTTGCAGGTAGACCTGTATGAGGTGGAATGTATGCATCACCTTCACCAATAAATTCATTGGTTCCGACCAGCAGATTATAAATTTTTATGGTTCGTGGTTGTTCACTCATTCTGAATGCCATTATGCAAGCCTCACAATATAGTTAAATGCGATGTTTTTTACGGTGTTTTCCGCGTTGCCATAAGCGGCAATGGTAATGGTGTGTGTGTGCGAACCAATAGCGAGCGTATGTGTATGCGCACCTATTGCTACTGTGTGAGTATGAGCTCCTGCGCTTAATACGCGATTACTTGCTGTCTTGCTTGTGTTAGTTGCATGCATTCCACCACCGGTACCGGGAGTTTCTGCGTATGCTGAAGTATTGTTGTAAGCAAAGTTGTGTGTATGTGCTCCGGTGTTATTTGTGGATTTAGTTCCGTAATCAAACGACGATGTGGTTTTCGTCCCCAAATCCGTACTGGATGCGCTGGCGCTGTGGGTGTGCGATTTAATGCCGTC